TTGTTTTGGGATGATACCAATAATAGGTTGGGCGTTGGAACAAATGCGCCAAGTGCAAGAGGTCATTTTAAAGGCAGTGGCTCAACATCCGCCACTACATCGCTTTTGGTGCAGAATAGTGCGGGGACAACAGCGTTACAAGTTAAAGATAATGGGGATGTAGGGAATACACCTGCAAGTGGTGTGAGTTGGTTGCTTAACAATGTAGGGCTTTCACTAAGTTTGGGTGGCATTATTGACGTAGCAGGGTCAGGAAGTAGCAATACAAGGCTTAATGCGGGGGCAAGTGGTAATGCGGCAGTAGGCACAACAACAAATCATGCCTTTAGTTTTTTAACGAATAACTCTGCTAGGGGACAAATTAGTACAACAGGACAATGGTTAATTGGCTCGTATAGTACAAGTTACAATATTTGTGCTAATTTAGAAATAAGAAGCACAACACAAGGAGTTTTATTCCCTAGAGTAACAACCACCCAAAAGAATGCAATTTCTACACCATTAGCAGGGTTGCTTGTATTTGACACTACATTAGGTAAACTTTCAGTCCACAACGGCACAGCGTGGGAAACAATAACATCACTTTAATTCTATAATTTTGTAAATATATGAAAGCAATACAAATCAATACAAGCGTAAACCTTACAAGCGGTTTATCAATCCCATCGGGTTCAGTAGTAGTAATCGCAGAAGGTTACGCCGATGTCAAATCACAAAAAGACGGAATCATCCCCGCCCAAATCGCAACCTTTGTTTTTGCAAGTGTTCAAGCATTGGCGGAAGGAAAAGCCCCGATTCAAGGCATTGAAGATTTTAACACCACTTTTTCAGGGTTGGAATTAACCGTTGCGAGTTATGAAAGTTTATCAGCAGAAGTTTTGTTAATTAATGCAGTTGAATCAGCACTTGAAAAGATTTACCCCGCGCAGGTTGAAGTTGTAACGATTTAATTTTTTTTTGAGCAATGACGGCACCGAAAGTAAAACCCAATGCGCTACCTGTAAAATAATGGCTTACCTATATCGACATATTAGAATTGATAAAAATGTGCCATTCTATATTGGTATTGGAAGCGATGAAAAATTTATCAGAGCATACAATAAACATCGTAGGAATCAAAAGTGGTTTAACATTGTGGCAAAAACTGACTATAAAGTTCAAATTATTTTGATGGATATTTCATTAGATGAGGCTAAAGAAAAAGAAATTGAATTTATTAAATTATATGGTAGAAGTGATAAGGGTGAGGGTACATTGTGCAATTTAACTGATGGCGGTGAAGGGAATCCGGGGCGTATAGTCACGGATGAAGTAAGGGAAAAACAAAGTATTCGGCTTAAGGGCATTAAGATGTCTGAAGAGTTCAAACAAAAAAGGCGTGAATATATGACTGGAAGAAAAATGCCACTCGTAGGAATTGAAAAAACTCGTCAATGGCTAATTGCAAATCATCCAATGCGTGGCAAAAAGATGAGTGACCAAGCAAGAAAAAATATCAGCGAAGGACACAAAGGTCTGATGGTTGGAGAAAGAAACCCAAATTGGGGGAAGTTTGGGAGTGCTAATCCTTTGGCAAAAAAAGTCATGTGTACAAAAACAAATAGAGTGTGGGGTTCAGTCAAAGAGGCGGCCAAAGAACTCGGAATTGCTTATAGTACAATTACCAATCGTTTGAATGGTCAAAAGAAAAATAATACAACTTTAATTTATATAGCAAATGAATGCGACTAAGAAAATATCCGCTAATCCCCTTCCTGTTAATTTTTCAGAATTTCGCAAAAACCCTGTTGCTGCCGTGGCTTTTTGTATGCTGTTGGCTGTGTCTTATTTGTATGTTGACCTTAGGTCGGGGTATAAAGAACAAATTGAAAAGAGTAATCAGAAAATTGACGCTCTAGATATTAAGATAGACAGGCTCAGCTACGCATTAAAGAAGTCAGACAGTGCACTGGCTGCCGCGATTACTGAAATACGGATAATGAATACAATGAATAAGCTATGAGGGCTGCAATATTTTTAACTACTCTTCTGCTATTAGGTTGGATTTGCATACCGATTCAGGCAGTACAGCAACCGCCTTACGACGAGGTCGAGGCTATGCTAAAGAAGGTGGAAGCTAATTTGCAAACAGCCGGGCAGGCTACCAAGTTGGCGCAGACAATGAGCGCGGAATTAGTTGCAGCTAAGGTTGAAGAGAAAGCAGAATTAAAGGAGGCGGTTGTAGCAGCAGAAGCTCAGGCATTCAAGGCACAGGCGAAGGTTGAAAAGTACGCCGTTACAATGATGTTTCTGGGCGTAGATACTGCGATGGCCGAAATGGATACAATTAGTATTAACAATATGCTTAGGCTTAACGGGTTGAAATAATGGCAAAGGCAAGCAAACCCACCGCATCCAGTTGGCAGCCAAAGCCAAAGCGTAAACTGCGCAGGCATACAAAGCACATCAATAAACACAAATCTAAAAAGCCCAGTGTTGGGCAGGGGTGATATGAAAAAATTAATGGAAATATTCAAAGGAGACAACGGCCAACTATCCAGTAAGCGGTTCGTCGGAATTATCGGTGCGTTTGTTTTGTTTGGCACTATGGCCCATAACTCAATGAGCCCGCAGGACATTGCACCTAGTGCAGAATTAGTAGCGGCAGTTGAATGGGTAACTATTTTGACGCTTGGCTTTACAAGCATAGATAAGTTTAGCGGAAAGAAAAACGAGGAATGAAAAACGGGGGCTTCTGGGCTATCTGTTTAATCGTGTTAGCAGTTTGCCTGTACACTATTACGAAAGTGCCTGAGAGCCCCGTTAAAATCGTCGAGATAGATAAGGAGGTTGTACTATTGCACGACACGCTCAGGCAGATTCGGCTTAAGTACAAAACCCTGCACGATACGCAGACTATAATAACTCAGAAATATGACACGCTTTACCTTACTCTTAATGGCGATACTAGTTGCAGCGCCACGCGTCGCCTTATCGCAATGCACCGACAGCTCGATAGTTGCGGCAAGTAATCTGTATTTAATTAAAGGAGCAGAAGCCCGGGAAAACTTAGCACTGTGCAGGGAGTTTCGCAAGGTGGATAGCGCAGTGATTGCACAGCAGGGCAAGATTGAGGCTAAGCTTTTAGATCGCATACAGGCAACCGATAAACAGGTAACTAAGTGGAAACGCTTAACGCTTGGCATTTCATTGCTAAGTATTATTTTTGCTATACTATGAACATACAAACACTAAAGGCCACGATGGCCGCTAAGAAATACGCTTTCTTTGAGGGCGGCGAATACAATTTAAATATTATCGGGATCCGCAACAGTTCCACTGGCTCTAAAGTTACAAACGCTTTTGACGATAAGCTTGTATGTGCTTACCAAGTTGCCGGGGCTTGGGTGATCAAAGAATATCCAATTACAACGGATAACGGGGGCGGTACTGCTCGCTTGGTTGCAAATCAGTACAGAGGTAGCCACGCCATCGGCTTGCACCAAGGTAAGTATGAGGCATTAAAACAATGCGGCCCTGTAACAGTATACCGCGATTTTACAAAGGATGGAATCTATCAAACAGATAAAACAGAAACAGGCGTTTTTGGTATTAATATACATAAGGCTGGAGTTGACAGTACACGCGTTGACGACTGGAGCCACGGCTGCCAAGTCTTTAAGCGAGTTGCTGATTTTAATGAGTTTATGCTACTAGCAAAAAAAGCGGCCACCTTTCACGGCAACCGCTTTAGTTATACTTTGATAGAGTCTAAGGATCTAGTTAACCTTTTGGATTAGCTTTAATCTTTTCGTTGATTGCGTCGACTGCAGCAGGTTGGATAGGCGTAATGTCTATAACTTCCTCGCTCGTTTGCATACCCATTAATACCTCGGGGGCGTAGAGCCTGCCAAAGAAAGCAGCGGCGCGATACTTTAGCATAAGTTCTGGCATAGTTTTCCATTTACTCCCTGCTTTGTCTAGCCAACCCTCAGCCTTTGCCATTTCTAGGCTTACTGTTGGGCCTTCGAGTACCTCGCCCGTGGCTTTGTCAGTTGCTACGGCTTTGCACTTGTTAGCGTCGCCTACAAAGCGCAGGGTTGTGAAACGGCCGCAACTGTTTAGCGAGGCAATAATAAAACTGGAGCCCCAAGATGGGCGGCCATGAATGATGTGCAAGTTTTGCATCACCATAAGCGGACTGGCTCCCATCCTGTTTGCCATTTCTAGGGCTACCAAAGTATTTGCTACATTGTTTTTGTATTGGGTTGGTACAAGGTCGCTAGAGCTTAGGACCTTGGCGATCCTTTGTGCATGTTCAAACTGAGCAGGGGCGAAGATTGGGCCGTTGTTTACTGGCTCGGTTGTGGTTAGTTCGGTGGTGTTTATTTCTGTGGTCATAATTTTTTTATTTCTTCTTTTACATTTTTCCAATATGTGTAAACGCTTACTGGAACCTCAGCCCCAAAGTCAAAAGCATTGCATTGTATTTCTTTTACTATTTCATCGACTGTAATAAATGCGCAAGCAATGGCTTCGTTTCGCATTTGCAATCCAACTCCGTCAAACTTATCTACCAGTTCTTTTGCTTTGTCTTTTGGTGTCATGGTTTCCATATTTCAAGTTTAGTAACGATTTCAGAATAGCCCGACCAAATGCCAGACTCTTTGCACATACGATAAGTGAGCAGATTTTTTTGGTATTTCTGCCTAGCTTCTAGCAAGTCGTCGGCGCCTAAAAAATAAACAGCGCACAGGAACGGCGGGGATTTTTCAACGGCTATAAAAAAGAAGCCTTCACACTCTTTGCCTGTTGACTGCTCGAGGCCGTCAGAATAAAACGCGGCCTGTACATCGTACCTGTATTTTCTTACGCTTTGGGCGAACCCGCGCGGGCTTGCATCCTCGGTAGTTTTTAGATCAACAATTATATTATCTGGAGTAAGCCAGTCGGGGCGTGCTTTGCAATCTACCTCTATAGCTTCATCGGTCCACTCAATTACTTTCTCTGCCTGCCCTTCTTTTAGTAGGTATTTAGCAGCAGGAAATTTACGGACGGCTTCCATTATACGCTCGCACAGGGTTGCGGTTTCGGAGTCGAGGCAGGTAAGCCCTGCGGACTGGGTTAGGAACTCTTCCCATTCGGCCTTCCCCTTGGAAGTTCGGCGGTCAACGCGTGGCCCAACGGCGTAGCGTTTGCCAAACTCTTCTGGTTCCAATACCGCGCAATGGACTGCCGACCCAATAACTAAGGCGGGCGTTTCTTTTTGCGGTGGGGCGTTTGGGTTTAAGTAGCGCTCATAGTAATGAGCTGGAGCGCGGTTAATTAGGTCTAGGCCGCTCTTCGAGATACGGCTTGTATTAGTGTGGTAAGTCATAAGGTTGCAAATTTAGTACATTATTTGTAAATTTGTAGCAAATGAGTAGAAATATAGTAATGGAGTTGAAACTGCGAGCGGTTAGCAAAGGGGTATCTTTAACGAAAGTTTGCGATATGGCAGGGATAAATAGAGGGGTGCTAAGCCATTGGGCAAAAAAAGAACCAAAGACGTTAACAACTCTGCGCCGTATTAACGAGGTACTGGATACGCTGTAATACTTTTGCATTTCATTAGTGTGGTGCTAATTTTTTAGTTTAGCCTCGGGTTTCGGCTCGGGGCTTTTTTTTAAAAATATTTTAAAATTTATTTTGTTTTGTGTAAAACTTGATTAGATTTGCACATACAATAACCAAAAAATAACCACACTATGGATGCAATCTACCTTATTTTAGCAACACCGTTAGCCGTTGCAGTCAGTTTCACCGCTTGGAAATTCAAGCAGTACAAACGCGATTTAAATCGTTTACCAGAGGCTCGGCCTTATGAGTTTGAACGCGATGAATTTATCCCGCATTTTGATGAGTACACTCAGATGCTAACCCAAAGAAAAACTAAACAAAAATGATACTTTACACCACACTAGCCACTATTGCAGCCGTTGCGCTTGCATTGGCGTTAAATGCTTCCCGCGCTCAGGTGCGAGGATTGAGCAGAGAATTAAAGAAAAAATCCAATCTTGTATTTAAGTACGAGACCCAACTGCTAGATTATCGCGCCGAGGTTATGGGGGCTATTGACAAAGCAAAGACTTGGGAAGGCAGGGGCGAGGAATTGCAGCGCCGTTGCTTAGTTGCTGAGAATGACCTAGCGAGCGCGTTACAGAAACTTTTTGCACTGGAGGCGAGGCAAGTTGAACGGAGAGAACAGGCAAGGCTTAGAAAGGCTAAGGAGAGGGCAAAGAAAAAAGCGTTAAAGGAGGTGAGCAATGACAAACAATAAACAACAAACGGCAGTTGACATAGATTTGTTATATGCCAAAGTTAGGCACGCCTCGGATTATGTAGATTACATAAAAAATAGACTTTTTGCCAATGGTATATATCATTTTACAGATACTATCGAATGGCAAAACGCTAATGATAAATACGAACGTTTGTATGATGAATTTGAAAAACAAAAACATTTAAATGCAGACTAACTACAATTTAATCTGGGCCGTTGCAATCTTACGGGATGACTTCGGCCTTACTTGGCGCTCCATTGGTGAGCGATTAAACATTACAGACAAAACAGCACACTATATTTATGGAAAAAGAAAAAAGCATTACAGCTTACGTCTGGGCATTACTGAGCCCAGAGGAACAGGAACGACTCAGACAGTCATTAATTTCCTTGGAAATCTTGGAGCGCATACGGTTTCACGAGAACGATACCCGCAGCAGGGATAAAATTTTAACCACACTAACTACAAAATTTGATGGATTATATACTGGAATACTCGAGGAAATCGAAAAGAGTTCGGGAGCTTGAGAACAAACTCGCTTACACCGTTGCAAAGTATGAGAAGGAAATAGCAGGGCTAAAAAAGGAAATACTTGCTCCTAAAATTAAGTTCACATCCAAAATGGGGCAATTTGAGAAAGTGCTTCAGGTGGCCTGTATGGTTTGCAACGTAACGCCCGCGGAGGTGCTCAGCAAAATGAGGCGCGGCGATATTATGACGGCCCGCCATTTGGTTGTATACCTACTTCGCCACGATTACGCCCTGCATTATGCCGAAATAGGGCGCAGGCTTCACCGCGATCACAGCACAGCAATTAATAGCTTTAAGCAGTTTTCCAATAGCTTGGAATACAGGCGCGAAGAAAGGCGCATTTACAACACCGCTAAAGAGTTGCTTTGTATTACTGAACAGGTCGAAGGCTTAGGAATGGAGGTGCAAAGTGCTTGAGAATCCAAATGTAAGAAAAATGAGTTTAAGTCAGTTGGTTGATGTAATAAGCAAGAAAACTTATCATAAAATAGGTGATTTTAATATACACTGGAGTGCATATCGAGGCAGGTTTTTTGTTTACTTTCTTATGTATGAAGATAAAGAGATTTACATTGGTCACACTAAAAGTCTATATGAAAGAATTGTGTGCCACAAACAGAGTTTTGAATTTGATAGATTTGGTTTAATCGAATACAATACTTATGAGGAAAGTTTAAATCAAGAGCGGGCTTGGATAAAATATCACCAACCAAAATTTAATAGAATTGGAAAATAATGGTAAATAAAATATTAGTTCAATTAATTAGCTGGGAGGTGCAAAGTGCTTAGGGATTACCAAGTGGATAGCGTGGCCCAAGTGCAGAGGGCGTTTGCTTCCGGCAGTAAGCGGGTGATCCTTTGCCTACCTACTGGAGCGGGCAAGACTGTTATATTTTCAGACATAGCGCACAGGGCAGCGGCAAAGGGCAAGCGAGTTGCAATTTTAACCCATCGCAGGGAGTTATTGAGTCAAGCGGGGCGGCTAAATAGTTGCGATATTTTGATGGTGGAAACGCTGAATAACGCAATTAAGCGGGGGTTGGATTTGAGCCAGTACGATTTGCTAGTAGTAGATGAGGCGCATATTGGAAACTTCCGAAAGGTTATTAAGGGATTCCAAGGCTTTGTAATTGGAGCCACTGCAACGCCTGTATCCAATCCGCCACTAAAGGACCAGTATAACGCTATAGTTTGCCCTGTTGGGATTGAGTCATTGATTGGGCAGGGGTGGCTTGCGGTTCCAAAAACTTACGCAATGCACCCGGTCGACACTTCTAAGCTTCAAACCGCCCGCGGAGAATATACCGAGCAAAGCCTAGACGATGCTTTTAACAAGCCTAAAGTTTATGAGGGAGTAGTGCATGAATTTTGCCAAAAATGGGCCGATAAAAAGGCTATTGTATTTTGTGTTAATATTAGCGCGACGATCAATACCGCCATAGAATTTATAAAGCAATTAGGGCCGGGCAGAGTTTGGGGCGTGCACTCAAAGCAAAGCCCACAGGAACGCGAGCGGATAATTGCGGAATTTAGCGCATCAAAAAACGGCATCCTAGTTAACTGCGGAATAGCGACGACTGGCTTCGACTGCCCAGATATTGAGGTGGTAGTAATTAATCGAGCTACTAAGTCGGTTGCACTATGGTTGCAAATGGTGGGCAGAGCCTCGCGCAGGACTCAAACCAAATCGGCCTTTACAATCTTAGACTTTGGCGAGAATGTAACGCGCTTAGGTTTCTGGCAGGAGCCTCGCGATTGGGCGCACCTGTTCGAGAATCCTAAGAAAAAAGGCGAAGGCGTTGCACCTGTTAAGGACTGCCCAGCGTGCGGTTTTGTAGCTTACGCTTCAGCGCGGATTTGTGCTAACTGTGGGGCGGAGTTTCCAGAGCCAAAAAAGACTGAAGAGGACGTAATTGCAACTTTAAAGTTGTTAAATTACCAAAAATCCGCAAAACTTGAGGGCCGTAAAATTTACGACATTGCTAAAAATCCCGCCGATCTATACGATTTGCAACGGGTTAAAAAGTATAAACAGTCCTTTATTGAGCGTGTGCTATACTTCGCCAATTACTCAGAGTTGCAACGCTTTTGGCGGTCCAAAGGTTATACCGATGGCTACCGATGGCGCAAAGAAAGGGATTTTGCAGAGGGCGCTCCAGTTAAGAATTTTACAATAAGATTGGGGGAGGTTGCAGGATGAGAAAATACTGGACACCAAAAGAAACCCGGGTATTGCGTAAGATTTACGCCGATACAATTACAGCCGATCTAGCCAAGCAATTTAACTGCACAGTGAAGCAGATTTACAACAAAGCAAAGCGTTTGGATTTGTCTAAATCTGAGAACTATTTGCAAAACTATGGCGGTCGAATTAAGGAAACCAACATAGCCACCCAGTTTAAAAAAGGGCATAAGAGTTGGAATAAGGGGCTAAAAGGCTTGCAAATGGGAGGCGTAGAGACTCAGTTTAAAGCTGGCGGTTTGCCACATAATACCAAGCCGATCGGATACCAAAGTACCAGGGATGGCTACATGGTAGAGAAAACCGACAAAGGATTTGAGTTTGTGCATTGGCTTCTTTGGCGTCAGCATCACGGCGAAATACCAAAAGGGCTGTTTGTCGTATTTAAGGACCGCAATAGGCTAAACGTTTGCATTGAAAACCTCGAGCTTATAGACCGCTCCGAGCACATGCGACGCAATCACATCCAAAATTTACCCGCTGAGTTGCGGGCAGTAATTCACATAAAAAAACAAATAACTAGAAAAATTAATCAACATGGCACGCAACAAAATTAACGACTTAAGGGATCACCTCTTTGAAACACTAGAACGCCTAAAGGATGGCGACATCGACATAGCAACAGCTAAGGCAATGGCAGACGTCGGGCAAGTAATTATCAACAGCGCAAAGATTGAAATAGATTTTATCCGCGCCACTGGAAGCACCAAGGACTCGGGCTTTATCAAATTGGGTGATGGTAACGAGAAACTGCTTTGAGTAACTACGCCATAATCCCTAACAGGGGTATTTATTATTTTTCAAAGAGAAAAAAAACTAAGTTTGTACCCCTGTTTAAAATTTCCAAGGTCAACGGAACCACCTTAGAAGAGTTCCAAACACTAATAAATCAGATTGAAATAACTTTAAAAGATGACACCACACGAAAATCAAAACAACAAACCGACCCACGCCCGAATATCTTGGGTTAGGGTAATATCTGGAGGCATACTAATTGAGGCGATTGGGCTATACGATGCAAACGGCGAATATATCCGAGACGCCAAACTTAACGGCGATTTACTTTGTACACTCACGGAAACGCTTTTACCGATTACGATATGCAAATAAATTTCCTGCCTAACATAAAACTGAGCAACAAATTTACCGTAATGCCGATTACGGAATATCTGGAGCTCGTAAGGAATGGCACGTATATAAACAGCATTGAAGCCTTTAGAAACTCGGCCGCCTTATCCAAAGACCAACAGGCAGAAATTAAGCAACAGATCCCGGCGGTAACGATAAGCGGGATTTTTAAAGAATCGGTAAAAAACGCAAATTTATTAACCCATAGCGGATTGATTTGTATAGATTTTGACGCGGTAGAGAATCCTGCGCAACTTAAGGCAGAACTTTCTAAAGACCCCTATACTTTTGCCGCTCATTTAAGCGCCTCAGGCAATGGATTGGCCGCAATCGTACGAATAGAAGCCGACAGGCATTTGGATGCGTTCAACGGCCTTAAAACATACTATTTTCGCAATTACGGGCAGTTGATAGATGCGAGTTGTAAAAATGTCAGCCGCCTGCGTTTCCTATCCGTAGATCCTTTATTATTTACCAACCCCTCGAGTAGGGTATTTAAAGAATACCCAAAAAAGGAGGCAAAGCCCAAGGTAGTTAACACTGTGCTCACGGGCAATGAGTTTGACGAGCTTATCGATAGGATTTGCAGGGGTGGGTACGATTTAACAGGGGGCGTTTATGCCAACTACCTGAGCATTGGGTTTGCACTGGCTTCCGAGTTTGGAGAACGAGGGCGCGAGCATTTCCACGCTGTATGCGCGCAAAATGATAAATACGACCCCGCTAAGGCAGACAAGCAGTTTACATATTGCCTCAGAGACACGGGCCTAAGCAAGGTAACTATAGCCACATTTTACTATTATGCCAAGGAGGCAGGCGTTGAGCTGAAAAGCCAGCAATCGGTTAAGCTCGAGAATATAGCCAAAATGGCTAAAAAACAAGGGCGCGGTCAGGAGTCGGTTATTGAAATTGCACGCCTGCAGGGCATGGATATTGAGAAAGCCACAGAGACGGCCGCGGCGGTATACGAGGCAAACGTTAATCTTGCATTGGTTGGGCAGACTAACCTCGGGCTCGTTCAGCTTTACCTATCCAATAACTACCAGTTATTTTACAATACCATTACGACCGATTTAGAGGATCGCACAGTGCTATTTAATAACAGGGCCAAGATTATAGACGATATGGCTTTAAACACGATGTATCTACGCTTTAGCGAGGTTACAGATAATAAGATAAGTTTTGAGTTTTTTTGCCGTGTAGTATACTCTGAGCTTACGACCTATTACAACCCCTTCGAAGATTTTATACGGCTAAATCAATCCATCCAGAGGGGGCAGGGGTTAATTGAGGATTTAGCCGCCTGTATTGAAACCCCGACGCCCAACGTTGCAAAATACATTACGCATTGGGGCGTTGGCATGATTGCAAGCATTTTTGGCAGAACCTCGCCCCTGGTCTTAGTGCTAGCAGGTGAACGCCAGAACACGGGTAAAACAGAGTTTTTTAGGCGCCTGCTTCCACCACAACTTAGCAACTACTACGCCGAAAGTAAACTGGACGGCGGCAAAGATGACGATATCCTGTTAACTAAAAAGCTCATTATTATGGACGATGAATTCGGGGGTAAGTCTAAGCTTGAAAGTAAGCGTTTTAAGGAGCTAACAAGTAAAGCCAGTTTCTCTATTCGTTTGCCTTATGGACGCACTCATCGCGATCTAAAACGCTTGGCTGTATTAGCAGGAACTACAAACGACCTCGGCCTAATCAGCGACCCAACAGGCAACCGTCGAATCTTGCCGGTGAATGTAACGGCAGTAAACCAAGCAAATTATAACGCTATTGACAAATCCGCGCTATTTATGGCCTTTTATGATTTATACCAAAGTGGCTTTAAGTGGGAATTATCAAGCGCTGACATAGCAGAATTAAACGAAAATAGTGATGAATTTAATGCCATTAATTTTGAAGCTGAATTAATAAACCAATTTTTATTTAACCCAAAAGAGGGTGAATATAGCACCTATTTAAGCAACACAGAAATCAAAATTTACCTAGAATTGTGCTCAAATCAGAAAATTTTTGACACTCGTAAGCTCGGAATGGAGTTAAAAAACATGGGATTTTTGCAACGGGTGACTAAACTAAATGGCAAGAGCCAGAGAGTTTTTAGGGTCGGAAAGATAAAAACGCTACAAAATGACTAAAAAACGGCTTTTCTCTGTAGCGTTACTAGGCTTGGGTTTGAGGTCGATTTTGGCGTTTGTCTACACTTTCTACACGAAAATACATAACATTGCTGAGCGTATTATACTACCCTGTATTTTACCTAATTTCTATTTACTACTTTCCAAAGTCTTTGTATTTCTCTGTAGAAAGTGTAGAAAGAGGCTCAATCCCAAGCCTACACAGGCTACATTGCATTTTGTGCTCTCTGTAGAAAGTGTAGAAAATGCGCTGTATCCCTTACTGGCATTGGCTACATTGCATATTCCACTATAATAGACACTAAAGAATATATATATATGAACGAGAATCAATTACAACAAAGTATTTATTTATGGTATCAAAATACCTATGTCATCCACGATAAGCGTTGCATGATCCTGAGCATACCTAACGGAGGGTTAAGGGATAAGATGACAGCGGTAACGATGAAGGCAACAGGGTTGTATAAGGGGGCGGCTGACTTGCTGGTAGTATACAGGGGTTGGGTTGGGTTCGTTGAGCTTAAGACTGATGTAGGTATACAAAGCCCTGCACAGCGTCAGTTCGAGGCGCATTGCATCGAGGCAGGATTACCCTATAAGATAGTGCGCACCTTAGCAGAGTTTCAGGACCTAATCATAAGCCTAGATGCCAAGCGTTAACAAACCAAAGGGCGACAAGGGAAAGCCTAAGCGTCCTTACGTTAAAGGTTCTTTCGTCGAGGTTAGATACAATACAACGCGATGGCGTAACGTCCGCGAGCAGGTACTGCAGTGCAATCCGTTATGTGTTAACTGCGAATCGCTGGGCTTACTGACAGTTGCGCAGATGGTAGATCACATCGAGCCAGTGCGATTAGGTGGCGAGTTCTGGGCAATGGATAACTTACAACCGCTGTGCAATTCGTGCCATGCTTCTAAGTCCGCGCGAGAAAGAAATGCGACCCCATACCCCCCTTTGGATCTATGAGGTACGTGCTCAAAACCGCGGGTCTTATTTTCTTTCACACCCGTGCAAAAATAAATGTACTAAATTTTAGACTATATTTGTAAATATGAAAGGAAGGCCACGAATACCTACCGAAATTAAGGTAATGAAGGGAACGCTAAGCCCGAGCAGGGAATTAGCCGCGCCTATGATTGTCGAACTAAGCGAAGGGGTACCGCAACCGCCTGCGCACTTAAACGCTTTGGGCTTCGAGTATTGGGATGTAACTTGTAGGGAGTTAAAAAATAATCATTTGTTAACAGGCGTTGATCTTGGGTTAGTTGCCGGGTACTGCAACGAGTTAGGACTTTATAAGAAAGCGTGCGGAATGACAGAGGCGGAGGGGGAAGTTGTGTTAAATCGTTTTGGCGATAAAGTTATTTCGCCCTGGTACGATGTTAGAAGCCGAGCACTTAAGCAAGCTACACAAATGGGGCAACTATTTGGAGTAACGCCAAGCGCACGAGGCAAGATTGAAACAGGCAAGAGCGCGCCAGTAAGTAAATTGGAACTTTTACAAAAATCAAAAATAGCATGAAAAAGAAAATTGAAACAACCGAGCCAGTAGAATTAACCGAGGGCGTAAGTTTTAGAATCGAGCCAAGCGGATTCCATTTTATCCTTTGCCGTGATCAAGGCAGCGGCTTTAAGCCTTGCGGAAAAGATGGACTCTGGAGCGAAACGCCGCACCTTTACAGAAACCAATACCTTGCGCAGATAGCTTTAGATTATTTCTTTGCGAATAGCTGAGCAATATATTGACGACGTAGTAAGTGGGCGCGTAGTTGTGTGCGAACACGTGCGCAATGCTGTTAACCGTTATCTGTCCGACAGGGCGGGGGGTTGGGCGTTTAGTGAAAACTACGCGCAGCACGCCATCGACTTTATCGAACAGCTCGAGCACTCGACGGGTGACTATGCCGGCAAGCCGTTTAAGTTGGAAGGGTGGCAGGCTTTTATAGTTTGGAATCTGTTCGGGTTTCTGAATCCCGACGGCAGCCGAAGATTTACGCGGGCTTATGTTGAGGTACCCCGAAAAAATGGGAAATCTACTTTCTCGAGTGCGGTAATGCTTTACGGGTTGATGGCTGACGGCGAAAGCGCAGCGCAAGTTTATAGCGCAGCTACAAAGTTGGACCAAGCCATGATGGTATTTGCGGAGTCTGTTAGGGTTTGCCAAAATGTAGACTGGCTTGCAGAATCGTTAACCGTTAACAACTCAGTAAACAATAGGCGCATACTTTACGGCCAAAGTATTTACAAGCCCTTGGAATGGAACCCAAGTAAACAGGATGGCCTAAACACGCACTTTGCAGTAATTGACGAATACCACGCGCACCCTAACGATGAGCTTTATAACGTATTGCGCAACTCGATGGGGGCAAGGAGGCAACCGTTGTTATTCACAATTACGACCGCAGGCTTTAATCGTGAGTCGCCTTGCTATAAGCATCGCAATTACTGCGCCTCGGTTTTATCTGGGGCTATTGTAGACGATGCTTTATTTTCTGTAATCTATACGCTAGACGAAGGCGACGATTGGACAGACTCGGCAAACTGGGCAAAGGCTAATCCTAATTGGGGCATTTCGGTTTATCCGCGTCAGTTAGAGCAGGCACTAACCGAGGCTAAGGAATTTGTACACAAAGAAGTTGAGTTTAAAACCAAACTGCTAAACGTGTGGACAGATACGGCCATGACTTGGATTAATGACAGTACTTGGATGGAATGCGCCGAGTCTCAACAGCTAGACGGGATTTGTTACGGCGGTTTGGATTTGGCAAGCACTGGAGACTTTTGCGCGTTTAGTTTGTATTGGCCCGAATACTCGGCGATTAGGACTTGGTACTTTTTGCCAAGCGAGGCAGCCTACAAAAGAAAGGATGCAGCAGGCGCTTCCATTAGGCAATGGATTGCGGACGGTGTAATTACTGCAACCGAGGGAAACGTAACGGACTATAATTTTATTAAGGCACAAATATTAGATTTGGCATTGGAGTTTGAAATTAAAGATATTGCTTACGACCGCTTCAACGCTTCGCAGCTTGTAATTGATTTACAAAACGAGGGCTTGCAAATGTTTCCCTTCGGGCAGGGCTTTATTTCAATGAGCAGCCCGACGAAGGAACTGGAGCGCCTAGTAAAAGACGGCAGGCTTAAACACGATGGCAACCCAGTTACCCGTTGGATGATGGGTAACGTATTACTTGCTAATGACCCTGCTGGCAATATTAAGATTAACAAAGCAAAGAGCGGGGATAAGGTCGACGGGCCTGTATCTATTGTAATGGCATTGGGCACGGCTATGCAAGACGCTGCCAAAGAAAAAGAAACGGACTTTTGGTTTATAAGCTTATGAGATTTGTTGACGACTTTATGAACAAGTATTATTTTAACCTTCCTAAGTATCGCACTTATGAGGATGCCTATAACGCAACGGAAGCCGAGTACTTAGAAAGGTACGGCGTGCCACGCTATAAAAACTACGACGTATTTCGCTCGGCTCTTTGCAGGTGGCTAGCCCAGGGGCGTAATAAATAAGATTTGTTAACACGGCAGAATTAAAGAGGTTGTAATTTGCGGGCGATGAATCTACGATTTTGGGAACGGAAAACAGAAAAGCGGTCAATGCTAACGCAACCCGCAGACTGGTTTGTAAATACCTTAAACAATATTTTTGGCTATCAAACCAAAAGCGGCCAAGCCGTAAATAATACAACGGCGTTAAGCATTGCATCCGTGCACGCTTGCGTTAGAGTTATTGCGGACGGAATCGCGGGGCTTGGTTTGAAATTGTATAAAGACGATGGCCAAAGCAGGGACCAAATTATAATCCACTACGCCACAGCTTTAACTAACGAGCCGAATCCCTATCAAACAAAATACGATTTCACCAAGTACATGACCAGCCACTTGGCGCTAACTGGCAACGCTTACGCTTTTATTAATCGCGATGTTCGGAATATCGGCATTGAGTTGCACCCAATCGCGCCGCAGTACGTTACCCCTGTTATGCAGGACGGCCTTTTGTTTTACAAGGTTACACTCGCAGGATACCCGGGCATGATACCCGCTACTGAAATGCTACACTTTAAAGGAATGTGTGGCGATAATCCGCTAGTAGGTTTAAGCCCTGTAGTATTGCACGCCGAAACTTTAGGCATTGACTTGGCAGCAATCAGCCAGAGCGCAGGCGTTTATAAAAATGGAGTATTGAAATTTTTGTTAACGTCAGACGCCCAGATAAAAATAGATCAAGCAGGGCCTTTGAAAAAATCCCTCGACGATGTTATCGACGGGGCAAGCCGTAGCGCTGTGCTTCCCAACGGCATCAAGATGGAGAAGCTTAGCCTAAGCCCTGAAGAGGCACAGTACTTGGAGACCCGTAAATTTAGCAGCGAGGAAATCGCGCGAATCTTTGGAGTGCCCGCGTCAATGATTGGCGCAACCGCAGGGATTAAGTCAAGCGTTGAACAGGAATACCAAGATTTTTACGCCCGCACTTTAATGAGCTACGCAATTAACATTGAGCAAGAGCTAGCGCGTAAGTTGCTTACAGAAAATGACAAGCTTACATATTACTTTAAATTCAATTTTAACTCACTATTGAGGGCCTCCGCTAACGAGCGAGCAGACTATTATAATAAAGGCATCCGCGGCGGCTGGCTTTCACGTAACGAGGCGCGGGTTTATGAGGATGTAAACGCGTTTGATGGTGGCGACGAATATTTAATCGAGGCCAACTTAATGCCTAGCAGTCAGATCAACGAGTATATGGATGCCAAGATTGCAAACCTTATGGCGACCGCAGACAAAAACAATAACCCAGACGGCGTAAATAACCAAACAATAAATTAAAATGAAACAAGAAAGGCGCACATTTACGGGCACCGTCCACACTAGAGCAGACGGCGAAGGCATGCCAAAAGAAATTGGTGGCATCGCTGCCGTTATTAATTCAGTTACTGACCTTGGATACTTTGAAGAGGTTATAATGGCCGGGGCGTTTGATAATGCTTTAAGTAAGGATTACGATATCCGTTGTTTGTTTAACCACGAAGCCGATTTAATTTTGGGCCGCACAAAGGCAGATACTTGCAGAGTGTTTGTAAATGGCGACGGCAATCTTGAATATACTTGGATACCAGATTATGAGAACCCTACGCACATGTCAGTAGTGCGCAGCATTATGCGCGGCGACATTACGCAGAGCTCATTTGCATTTACAATTAAATCACAGAACTGGAGCGAGTCCGAAAAGTATGGCAGTATGGGCAAGCGTTCTATTTCAATGATTGAGGATCTATACGACGTGAGCCCTGTAACTTATCCCGCTTACGAGGATACAGAAGCAGACGCTCGCAGCATCGCAGCAACAAGAGACCAAGAGTTAGAAATTGAAGCCGCAAAACAAAGTCAAGTAAGCGCAGATATTTTAAAACTTGCATTAGCCAGATACACAAACTATTAAAAAAAACAAAAATCATGAATAAAATTAAAGCCCTAAAAGAAGAGCGTGGACGTTTGCTAGGCGAATTGTCTACCCTACAATCTACCATCGAGCGTGAAGCACGTTCTATGGCTGACACTGAAACTAACCGCTTAAGCGAAATCGAAGCTCGTTTGGGCGCGATCAAAGCAGAGGTTGAAACCTTAGAGAAATTGCAAAACCTTGCAGCTCAGGCAGCAGGCCACAGCGCAAGCCGTAGCGAAGAAAAAGAAAAGTCTAACATGGCCGACGCTTACAGCTTTAAGCGCGCTATTGAAATGGCTGTTACTGGACGCCGTGAAGGTGTTGAAGGAGAATTTAGTGCAATGGGTGGCGACGAGTTCCAACGTTCAGGCGTTAGCGTTTCTGCTCACTCTATTAAAATCCCTTCCGCGGTATTTAAGCGCGACATGACTGCAACAGGCGGAACTTCTGGTTCTGAAGGTGGCGTTAACGTTCAAACTTCTGTAGGTTCAATCATTGACGTTTTGTTGCCTCGCACAGTTTTAGCTAACTTGGGCGTTCAACGTTTGAGCGGATTGGTTGGCAACTTGGATATGCCTACTGCTAGCACTGTACCTAGCGCAGGTTGGAATACTGAAAACGGAACAGCTACCGAAAAGAGCCCCGCTTTCTCAAAAATCACTTTTAGCCCTAAGCGTTTGGCTGCCTATATTCAGGTGTCTAACCAGTTGATGTTGCAATCTAGCAACTCGATTGATGCTTACGTTAGAAATTGGTTGCTTAATGCTATGGCCCAATCTTTGGAAACTGCTGCTATTAAAGGCGGTGGTTCTAACGAGCCTACTGGTATTATTGCAAACGCTAACGTTAACGTAACTTTCGCAGGTGGCGCAACTTCTAACTCTACCAACGCTAACGGAATCGCTCCAGTTTGGGCCGATGTTGTTAACTTGATGAAAGCCGTTGAGAACGCTAACGGAAACGGTGTTGCTTACTTGACTAACCCATTGGTGAAAGCTAAATTGCAAACTACCGCCCGCCAAGCCTCAGGCGTAGAAGGTAACTTTATCTGGCCTTCTGGTGGCACTGAGTTGAACGGTTACAATGTTGCAACAACAACTTTGGTTCCTAGTAACTTGAGCAAAGGATCGTCTAGCACTTTGTCTGCAATGATCTTCGGAGACTTCAGCAAGATGGCTATTGCGAGTTTCGGCGGAATGGAGCTCACAGTAGACCCATATTCTGGAGCTACTGCTGGCTTAACTAACGTTGTGCTTAACGCTTACATGGATTGCAATTTGTTGCAGCCTACTGCCTTCGCAGTTTGTAAAGATATCGTAGCTTAACAACTAGCCCGCTCGGGGGCGTAAAAGTCCGAGTGCTGCGGGGGGTCTTGACTGCACCCCCCACGGGCCAAATGTTAGTAAAATTTTTGATCAATCCAACAGGGCAATTTAACCTAAGTTATAACTTGGGGGAGGTGGTAGACATTGAAACAAAGCAAGCCGAGTTGTTACTTGAGGCTGGGGCTGTTGAAGTTGTAGCTGCACCTAAGACCAAAAAGAAACCGACTAACCCTGAGACCGAATTAGACGCCGAATAATGTTTAAATCAAGAAGATACACAGCCTTTGCCAATGTAGCAACCGACTATTTAAGTTTAGCCGACGCTAAGCAGCATTTGCGCGTTACTGCCTCAGATGATGACAGTTATATTAGCGGTCTTATCAGTATGGCCGTTGACGCCTGCAGCAATTACTTAGGATACTCGATTAAGAAGGGAACGGCTAAATATGGCTTTGATAGCTTTACGGGCTCGCCTGCGCTAATCAATCCCGTTAATGGGCTCAATATACCTTCTGGCAATTATCTGCGCGTAAATAGCCGCGTGTTGGCTGTTAACTCTGTGAGCTATGTAAACAGCAGCCAAGCGGTAACGGCATTTGCTGGCAGTGATTGGTTAGTAGCACCTGACCCAATGGGCAACTACTCACGAAATATTTTTATCAATACTGCGCCCGACTCAATAACCGACGATACGATTAAGTATATTATTGAAGTAAGCGAGGGATTTAATCCAGTTGGCACAGCAAGCGTTGACCCAGATACTATTTTTCCAATGGCAATTAAACACGCCGCTTTGCTTTTAGTCGGTCAGTATTACGATAATAGAAATGCTATTGTAGTGGGAACCATCCAAGCCAAGATATCTTTAGGCTTTGAGTATCTTTTAGACCCTTACAAAATCCAAATAATACTCTAATGCAGTCGGGATCTATGGATGTACTAGTTAGTTTGCAGAGTTATGCGGAAACTATCGACGCGAATACAGGTGAGAAATTACAAACGTGGACTGAATACGCAACGGCTTGGGCTCAGCGCGTAGAACAGGAAAGCGGAAGCGAGCAAGTGAATGCCGACCGCAGAGAGCATAAGCAAATCGTTTACTATACTATCCGCTATAATTCAGCGGTAAGCGTTAAGCATAGAATAGTTGACGCGGGCTTGAATCATAACATTGTTAACATTGCAAACCTAGCAAGGAATTTATATTTGAAGCTACAAACGGAACTAACAGAGTGAGCAAAAACGTTGAAAATATTGCCGAGGTTATAGACGCCTTAAAAGCAATGGGGGTCGAAATCGATAACCCCGAATTTCAGCGCATGCTCAAAGCTCAGGCATTACCAATAATTAGTAGTGCAAAGAATCTAGCGCCAAAGGAAGGCGGAGACTTGGCGGCATCAATCGGCTTTATTACTGGCAAGGATAAAGACAATAAAACGAAAGTGCTGATTGGATTGCGCAAAGAATATTACAATAATTACCTCGGGCCGATGTTTGAATATGGCACTGTTGCGCGTATACAGGAAAAGACAGGCCGCTATACTGGCATCATTGAAGCGCGCCCATTCATGCGCCCGGCATTAGACCAGAACGCGGGCAGAGTAACCGACGGAATTATAAACGGCGTGGATAAAATCCTAGCCAAATTAGCTAAAAAAAATAACTTAATATATAAATAATCATGCCAACCACAGGACCAGTTAACGGCACGCTCATAAGCATCTATAAAGATGTGAGCGGCTCACTTAAGAAGATTGCAAACGCAACTTCTAACTCTATCGACATTTCAAAAGATATGATCGACGTAACAAGTAAAGACAGCGCAGGCGCAAAGGAATTTATTGCCGGCGAGTATGGCTACACTTTGAACGTTGAAGCAATCTTTGAAGATGATTCAAGCGTAGGAGCAACTCAACAATCTTTTAAAGACTTAGCTACCGATTTGCTAGCAGGTACTTTATTGACTATTGTAATGAGCTCAAACGTAACAGGCGACGAAAAATATAGCGGTACCGCTTTCTTTACTAGCTTGTCACTTAGCGCACCTAACAACGACAAAGCAACTTGGACTGGCACCTTGCAGGGGTCTGGCGCTTTGACTATTGGCACTGTTGCCTAATAGTATTATATTTGTGCCATGAGCACTACAATAAAAATCGGGGGTGCAAGTCACCCCCTTTTATTTAACATGAACAGCCTGCGCAACATTATGGAGGTTGCAGGGATGGAAACCTTTGCGGATTTAAACCTGCAAAAGGACTTAGCCAAGTCTATGGATTTCGCACTTAGCTGCGCGTTTTACGGAATCTTGGAAGGCTACGAGATCCAGGATAAAAAAACGCCTTACCCGACCGTGCAAAAGTTAGGCGCTGCCATTAAAAAGTTTCAAGAAATTAGCCCCGCGTTAGAAGGATTCACGGCAGCAATTACAGATTTTTTTGCACCTGTTGAAGATTCAACGGGGGAGTAAATGCCAAGGGCGACAGCGCCCCGCTAACTTGGCGCAAGATTGAGCGCATTGCTTACGGCGAAATGATGCTAAGCGAAAGCGAGTTTTTACTTTCAACGCCTCGCTTTTGGCGTTTGAAATTGGAAGGGATGCGCGAAGCTCAGCAGCAACAGTATCGCAACCAATGGGAAATAACCCGCTGGGCTGTTGCTACCGGCATGGCCCCGCACTTAAAGAAACCTATTGAGCCCAAACGTCTGTTAACATTTCCTTGGGAGCAGTCCGATTACTTATCTATTCACGACGCTTTAAAGTTATATTCGCATGTCTTTGATAAGTTAACCCCAGACGCGAAAGCATGAGCGCCCCTATAAAAATAGTCTATTCAATTTTAAGCAATGCGGCGGGGGTCACTTCGTTAGTAGGCACGCGGATAAACCCCGTTAGAATCCCGCAAGAGTCAGCATTTCCCGCAATCAGTTACAACCTTGTTTCCATTGCAGCCAACCCAACTAACTCAGGGCACAGTCGCACAGAATTTGCAAGGGTGCAAGTTAATGTTTATGCTACTAGCTTTGCGGATGCTGTAGAACTTTCTGCGCAGGTGCGAGTTGCTTTTGATGACGCTAGCACTCCAGATACTTATAACGATTCTTACGTGCAAGTAATCGAATACGACGGCGAGAATCACACAGCGGACGATACGGCAGCGTTTGCGGGGTTATACCAAATTAGCCAAGACTATTTGCTTAATTATATTTATACGGCTCCGCTTCCTGAGTTTGATTTGCTTTTGGAAAGTGGCGACTTTGTGCTTTTAGAAACTGGTGATAAAATTATAATCTAATGGCTAAAAGTTTAAATATTGTAATTGGCGCAGACATTGAGAAACTGCGCGAAGGGTTTAACAAAGCCATTGCTATAGTTCAAAAGAGCAGCAACCAAATGAGTGCCGAGGTTGCGAAGTCGGCTAAGTCGATGGAGGAACGTTTGGCGTCTATTGCTACGCGTAACCCAACAATGGGAAGCGTGCGGCAGTTGACTCAGTTGGCGATGGAAGCCCGGGCATTGGGTCCAGAGTTTGCCCAAGTTGCTAATGAAATAATTAAACAGGCGGGCCGCATGAAGGACAGCATCGCGGACACGCGTGCGGAAGTTGGGTATTTTGCGAGTGATACGCGTAGACTAGATGCTGTGCTAGGTGGAGTGCAGGCGGCGGCGGGAGCCTTTGGAGCGATGCAGGGAGCCATGCAATTAGCAGGCTTGGGCGGAAAGGATTTGCAGGAGGCTATGGTCAAGCTGCAATCTGCTATGGCCATCGTCAACGGATTGACTGCGGTAGGTAATGCCCTACAGGCAGAAAGCGCAGTGCGACAAGGACTAAGCGCAGCGGCTACTAGCATTTATACGGCAGCAACTAACGGCGCAACCGTAGCAACTAGGGCAATGAATTTAGCGTTAGCGGCAGGGCCTTGGGTAATCCTAACGGCATCCATTGCAGCGGTTGGATACTTGCTAAGTAAACTTGCAGCAGAGACTGCAGCAGTTGAAAAAAATATTGAGCGTTTAAAAGAAGCACAAAGCGAGCTGCTATCTAACGGCGAAAAGAAAATAAAAATTGAGGAGCGCCGTTTGGAGCTTGCGATTGCAACAGCAAAAGCAGAGGGAAAAAGCGAAAAGTTTATTTTAGATTTAAAACGCAAAAGCCTAGAAACTCAAAAAGGATTATACAAACAGGCGGGCATTGATGCAATGCACTTGATTGCTAGGCGTCAAGATGATGAGTTAAGAATAACTAGAGGCGCCGCAGAACAGGCTGAAGTTCGTAAAAAATACGAAAAGGAAAGCCTACAAGTTCGCACAACTTTAAACGAAGCTTATCAAAATAAAGTGCACTCGCTCGCACTGGATGAAATCGAAGCGACTAAAGTAGTAGGCAAGGAAAAAATAAAGATTACCAAAGCGGTTATTAAAGAGACTGAGCAACTCACCGCAAAGAATACAGGCGGCAGTTTGTTGGCTCCAGTGGATCCGATTGTTAAGCAATCAATGGCCGACGTATTGGCGGAGCTTGACAAGATCCCGCCTGTATTGGATGACATAAGAAGCGAGCCATTATTTACAGATATAATTGAAGAAGGCCCTGAAGTTGTTGCTACCACTGTAGAGGTTAGCGATGCAATTAAGGTAATGGCGGACCGCAACAGTGCAAGTTTTCAACAGCACGCAAGCGCTTTAAATGCATCGGCAATTAAAACGGCAGAATGGGCGGCCAAAACAGAGGAAGCTTTAACCGCTGTTAATGCAGCCTTTGCCGAGTTACAAATGCAAACGGCTGAGAATATGGCGCAACTTCTGGCAGACGTTGCAACAGGCGATAAAAACGCAGGCAAAAATTTTGGTAAAAATATGCTAGGCGCGATTGCGGGATTTATGCAAACTTTAGGTAAAGCTATTGTCGCTACTGCTATTGCAACAGATGCCTTTAAAAATTTAATTGTAGCTAACCCTGCAGCTGCGATTGCGGCAGGTATTGCTTTGATGGCGGGGGCAGCAGTTGTAAGAAACACTTTAAAAGCGGGTCCTAATGTTACAGCCTTTGCCGACGGTGGTATAGTTAGCGGTCCAACGCTCGGACTTATGGGAGAATATCCTGGGGCGAGTTCTAACCCTGAAGTAATTGCACCACTTGATAAGTTGAAAGGAATGTTAAAGACAAACGACAGTAGTGGATTTGTAGCAAGCACTTCGATACAAGGCAGGGATTTGGCAATAGTTTTGGAACGATATAATAGAGACTCTAGCAGAGGATAAGATGGCACGCAAATACTACGGAAGTTTTTATTCAATTACGGGCGCGCTTCACAAGGTGGAAATTTGGGACGCTCCAAGCGGTTCGGGTGCAGGTGGAACGGAGTTATTACTTGCAGAAAATGGATACGAAATAAATAGGGACGGCTCAGGCAGTAAATTTTTTGAGAATCCTATTCGTTCTTCGCGATCTACTTCGCACTGGGTAATGCCGAATAATACAGTATTGGCAGATTTTAAAAACCTTGCCACAAATAATGAGCAGTATTGGGCCGTATTAATTTATCAAGATTCAGTACTTCAGCACGTCGGCAGAGTAATTGCTGATCAAATGACTTTTTTGCGTGAGGCAATCGAAGGTAAGCCAGTTGTTTCTTTGGGCGCTGTCGATGGGTTTGAGTTGTTAGATGGATTTAAGGTGAGCCCCGATTGGTTTACCGATGGTAAAATACAAATATCACAGCTATTCAGAAACAGCTTAGACTTGCTAGGCTTAAAAGAATATTGGGTTATAAACGGAACGCAGACGGATTACCTACGCGATGCAGTTAGCCCTTACTCTAGCGATGCAAGTATTAAAGGTATCCACCTGCTTAAGGTTGACATCAATACTTTTGTAACGGGTTACGATGCTTTTAAGGATTTAACCGCAATCGATGTAAACGCCTTTCAGTATGCCAGTGAGAATATGGTAAGCTGCAAACAGGCTATTATACAGATTTGCGAAATACTGCAATGTCAATTTATTCACGAGCTAGGCGTTTATTGGTTGGTTTCTGCAGCAGAGTATTTAGATTCTACGGTTAGTTATAGGCAATACAGTTATACCCTGCAGTACATTGGAACGGGTACCTATACGCACGCCGTAACCTTGGGCGCAACTTCTACACGTCCGCAATGGCAGGCCAAGCCATCGATGAGCTATCAACCCGCGGCTAAGTATGTGCAAATAGATACAGAGCGAACTCTAAATACAGGAGTTTATAGAAGCTATAACAACAAAACAACAACGACCTTAAGCGGGGCGTTTACTGGTATACCTACAGGAGCAACCCCAGACGAAGCGCCAATGCGTGTAAGGTTTGCATTAAAGTTTCAACGTCATATATTTAGCGGCTCGCCTTCAGGCGCAGAAGATTTAACTAGGGTATCTATACAAATTTGGCTTACCGATTCATCTGGTAATAAAATGGCATTAGATCGGCGTAATTATTTTTGGTATAGCTTTACGGGCGCAGTTATACCAATATTTAACGAGGATATAAAGACAGATCAAAGCACGACCTGGACAAGTTTTGTTTTTGACAAACAAGTGAGCACAGCGCCCGCGGGATTTGACACTTTAAATGTTTTAGTTTATGGAGTAAAAGCTTGGAAAAATAGGTTTAATATTTTCGGTATTCCAAAAAATCCGCCAGACGTTTTCAGTAAAGATTATTGGGGTGCTATACAAATCGCATTTGCAGACGCTAGCCCATACAATAACCCGGACTTTACTTTTAACATTACAGAAGTATTTAACCCAGGCACCAACAGCGCTTTAAATTCAACGCCAATTATTTTAAATCCAAAGTATTACTATTCCAATAGTAAATATGGAACGGGAAATATTTTGGCCAACAATGGAACGGCTGACGTTATTGCAGACGATTGGTATGGTGGTTGGGATTCAGTGACGCACGGATCACCTACGGCAATGCTAGGGCAAGGAGTTGCAGGATTGTATCGGGATTTTGTGCCAGTAATACAAGGCACTTGGGTAGACGCGGGAACTTTGACGGCTATTAAGTCGCTTTCTTTTGATAGCTTTAAATGGATATTTAACGGCGGAGTTTACTCTGCAATGTCTGAGCAGTGGAGCGGTGAGTGGTTGGGCTTGGTTCCAATTTACACTGGGCTAACTTCCACAGGCGAGGGCTTGCGTTTGGGTAATGGTTTAAAGGATCGCGTAAATTATCAAGATATCCAAATCGGGAAATTAAACGACGAAGTGCAAAGAACGCCCGACCTAGTTCTAAGCCACCTGGTTAACGATGCCGACGGCGCACCTACAGCAGTGCCAACACAGGACACCCAGTACGAGGTAATGGTACAGTATGATTTGGCCAACGAGCAAATGGAGTGGCACCTACAAGAACACGGCACCTTTAAAACTTACACCACGGGCACAAGCTCATTGGATACAAACTTCGAGGGGCACATTGGAAATACTGCGGGCGGTTCTGTTATATTAAATTTGCCTGCTGTAGCTACACAGAAAGGGAAAAAATATTACTTCGTGAAGTCGGGCACCTCGCATACCTTCAGGATTAATGCAGCCACTGGAGAAAATATAAACGGCACAGACCACTTCCTTTTAAATACAAACTACGATTCGCACACGATTATTTGCGACGGTACCCAGTGGTTTATTATTGCAGCGCATCCGTAATTTGTTAACACAATAGACGGCGGGGCTTTGTAATTTTGGGCTATGCCTAATCAAAAAATTAGCGAGTTAACCGCGATTGTAACGGTAGACACGAGCCTAGACGTCCTGCCGATTGTAGACACGTCAGCGAATACTACTAAAAAAATTAGTCCGACTGCTTTAAAGACTGCTTTAGCGTTGGACAACGTCAACAATACCAGCGACGCTAACAAGCCAGTGAGCACCGCGCAGCAGGATGCTTTAAACGCTAAGGTAACAGGAAACACTGCAATCGTTGCAGCTACAAAAACCAAGATCACATACGACGCGAAAGGGCTAGTAACTGCGGGCGATATATTGGACGCTGCGGATATGCCAACAGGAATAAACGCGGCCAACATTGGCACGGGCGTTGTAAGTTCTACGGAGTTCGGATATTTGGACGGGGTAACTTCGGCAATTCAAACGCAGTTAGATGCTAAGCAGGCTACACTAGTTAGCGCAACAAATATTAAGACCGTCAATAGCACATCGCTTTTGGGAAGCGGTGATATTAGTATTTCAGCAAACCCAAGCGGTGTATCGGGTGCAATTCAGTTCAGCAATGGAAGTGCGTTTGCCAGTGATGCCGCTAACTTGTTTTGGGATGATACCAATAATAGGTTGGGCGTTGGAACAAATGCGCCAAGTGCAAGAGGTCATTTTAAAGGCAGTGGCGTAACATCCGCCACAACAGCACTTTTGGTGCAGAATAGTACGGGGGGTAAATTATTTCAAGTTACCGATGATGGGGCGGTTGATATTGCAAATTATACTTTTGTAAGTGGTACTGTAATTCAAAATACCAATATGCGTTTAGTTACTACTACGGGTGGTGTGGCAATTAACAAAGATTATTCAAACCCCGCCGCAAGTACATTAGTTCATATCAAAGGCAGTGGCTCAACATCCGCCACTACATCGCTTTTGGTGCAGAATAGTGCGGGGACAACAGCGTTACAAGTTAAAGATAATGGGGATGTAGGGAATACACCTGCAAGTGGTGTGAGTTGGTTG